AATTACCTCCAACTAAAAATAACTCATTTTCGTTTGTATGATTTTGTAAATTTTTTACTATATTTGGTTTTATAATATTATGACTATGAAGAAAATGCTCAAAGTCTTTACTTTTATTTACACATAAACAATCAAGTAATATGCATTCTTCATATTTACTTTTATGTTCATTATATCTACCCGTAATTCCTATTCTACTTTCTCCTATTTTTACAACATATGAACCATTTTCGTATGTTTTAACTTTAATAATATAAACCATATTTCCGGCATTATTAAATTGTTTTAGTAGAAATTTTTCATTATCTAATTCTTTTTGTTTAATTAATTTTTCTTCCATTTCTTTATTTTTGGTGGTTTCTAATTTTTTTAATTGATGTGTAAGTTCTTTACATTCTTCGTTCGCTATTTCAAACATAATAGTTTCAAGTTTAATAAAGTAATCGTGAATTTCATTTGCTTTGCTTGTATCAGCTTTTAAACAAAATTTTTTAAATGTATCTACATTTAACATAATTATTTCTTTATTGTGACCTCCGTGTATCTTATCATCTTGCTTTGCCAACTGGCAAAGCAAGATTTTATAATCATCGTCTATTATAAAATTTTTTTCTAATACTCTTTTTGCGTTTACTTTTTGTCCAAATCCTAACCATTTCCATACATTATCTAAATCAATAACAAAATCAGTTTTATTATTATACTTCAAATAGCAATAAAAACTTGACAAAAATAGCTGTTGTTCATAACTTGTAAAAATATTTTTAACTTTTTCAATCAATTTTGACTGGTAGTTACCATTAAATTTTGTAATTGGATTAGATTCAATCAGATTTACGATGTCGACGCTCATTGTGTGTTATATACCATATTATATAGGAGTCTTTAAGTTGTTTTTTGCTTTAATAATCAACAAACAAAAGTTAATTCACCACCTTCAATGTTACGGATATATATCACTCTCTAAATCTGTAACATTTTTGCCGTTTTATATTTATCGCGAATATATTCATCTTTTAATGAAAATGTGTTACAAATATTCATATCCATTGTGTGTTTGTATAACTTATATTAAGTATGTACGTAGTACGTAGACCCTTTATGTATAATCAATTTTTCATATTATTAAATACATAATAATATTAAAATAAAATTGTAATTCCAATTGTGAAGCGCACACGCAATTTAATTGCTGTAAGCACTCTTATTCCCCTAAGTTTCCCTAGAGGGAGGACTGTATCTTAAGCCGTTTCAGGTTGCTTAAACCTTCATTAACGACCCACATCCGTTCAGTCTCTGACGCCCTACCATAGACTAGCATATTAATATCGTCTTTAGGTAGTAAGCATGCGGATTGCCCAATCTTTTTCATTATTACCATACCCAAGTTCATTACTCTTGGCCACTTATTCCTTTCGGAGATAAGCTTGGTAGAAAAAGCTCTAAGGGGTTTCCCGAACAACAAGATGTGTTGCAACTCCGACGACAACAAGTCGGAATCACTAGCAGTTAGTCAAATCATCAATAAGGATGATGGTGAGGACATAAATGGTTTTCCATAGTAAGAGCTCACTTTACTATGGCATACTGCTTTTCGGCCCTTGTTCACAGCTAGTATGATCATCATCATAACTAAGCATGTAGCTTCAAGGCCACCCATACCAGACATGATACGGAGAACGTTGTAATTGGTAGCATAGACACGAACCTTGGCAGTCTTGGTGCCCTCAACGGTAGCGTTGGAGAGAACAAGCTGAAGGGTAGCATTGTCAATGCGGGAGAAGTTGCACGATCCACTTGGTTGGTGCTCCTCAGGTCTCAAGGCAAAGGAGTACACGTTGATGCCGGTGTTAGGAGTGCGAGTGTGGTGCTGGTAAGGCTGGACAAGGTCGAAGTAAGTACCCTCACGCTCAGAGAAGCGATCCTGGCCGTTAAGCTGGAGCTTAGCGGTGACAACAGGGTTCTGCCCCCAGCAGTGAAGATGGAGAGAAGTCTCAGTGAGAACGAAAGTACCGGCATCGGAGACACCAGAGTTCTCGTAAGGCAGCTCCTGGCCACCAAAACCAGGAGCAAAGTTGGGCTCCAAGTAGTCGTTGCCATTGTTAGGAGCGCCCTGGCTCCACCAGTAAGCGCTGGTAACATCGACAGCGCCAGCCTCGTTGAAGAGACCAGAGGGGTCGATGAAAGATCCAGAATTGTTAGCAATAGCGTCGTGGCCACCGAAGGCGTGGATAGCGTTGGGAAGAGCATCGATAGCATCGGTATAGTTGAAGGGCTGAGCACCAAGAACACGGTAGAGGAGCTGACCGCACTCAAGAGAAGAGCAGTAGTCAACGTTCTGGTCGGGCTGGACAACCCAAATGAGCTCCTTAACGGGGTGGTTAAAGTTGAGCTTGATCTTGTTGGAAGAAGAGCCAACGGACTCATCGCCGGTGAACTGGAGCTGCTCAATAAGGTACTCGTGGGGATTCTGAGCCATACGTCTGCGCTCATCGGTGTCCAGGAAGACGTAGTCGACATAGAGAGAGGCAGCGACCAGAGACTGGTTGTAGGCGTTGTTGACGCGACCACCACTGGAGGAATTAGCAGTGCCGTTGTCGCAGTTAAGAGAACCGACGGCCCACAAGCACTCATCGATGGGGCGGATATCAAGGTTAATTTTGACCTCGTGATACTGAAGGGCGATAAGGGGAAGAGCAAGACCGGGGTTGCGGCAGTACCAGAACTGAAAGGGGACATAAAGGGTGGTCTCGGGGAGAGCATTGCGGGGAGCGCAAACCTGACGAGGAGCATTAGCCTGGCAAGGACCATCGATGGCATTGAAAGAGGGGTCAGTGATGAAGGTAAGCTCGGTGGTGTTGCCAACCATAGCGTGGTAACCGTGACGCTGGTCGTGGGGGAGAGTAAGGTCGTTCCAGATGTGCATCCAGTCACCATACTGGCGATCAATGCGCTGACCACCGATCTCAACCTCAACCTGAGAAATCAGCTGCTCACCGGGGAAATCAAGCCAACGGGCATAAACACCGTCCTGGTTAGTGCCCTTCATAGACTGGTTGATCTCGGGGAGAGTAACCTGAAGGTAGGTGCGGTAAGCCAAATCACCATTACGAGAGATGGTGCAGGTCACGCGGCGACCGAAATCGGCCTGGCCGTTAAAAGTTTGCTCAATGGACTCCATAGCAAAGTTAGTGTGACGTTTGTAAGACACCTTCCAAAAGGTAATCTGAGGGTTTCCAGTAAGATAAACATCCTGGGCGCCGTAAGCTACAAGTTGCATAAGACCTCCTGCCATTTTTGATTATTATAATATTGCTAAAGAAAAAAAATTTATAAAAAAACTTAAATTGTTTTTTATAAATAAATAACTAAATATAATTAAAAACGATGAAAGTGAAATCTATCACATTTTTTAACATAGTATCAGCCATATATTCCTAAAGTATCGACAGAGCTCGAGGGTTATACTTGTAAATATTGCGGATTATAATAGTATAACAGACTATGATTAAATGGTTTCATAATCTATGCATACTTGCTACATAACATTGTGGACGTGGACGTGTATGCAAGTATTCGTAATTACTTACCACCCAATTAAAAAACAATATTTTTTAGGTTATTCTTTAGAAAATTCACTAAATAGTTATCTGAATATACTTCTTTTCTATGATTGTGACTTTTCCTAAAAACAAATTTATTATCTTTCTTTCTAATACTCCATCCACTTTCAAGAGCATTCATTAAAAATATCATTATGTATATCTCTTGCCTTAATTCCTTATTCATATCAAGCGTTTCTTTGTTCATTGTTTCTTTATTCATCAATTCTTTTAATGCTAAAATTCCATCTTTTAAAGATATAATATCTTCTTTCTTTCTAGGTCTCGTAATAGGTACATTGGATGGCTGCGTCGACGTTGGGGTCGCCTGTTTTTTGATTTCTTTGTTTATATCATCACCTGATGCTGTTCTTATCATAGCTTCATTATATATCTTTTGAATCACTCGTTTATTTAAATAATCTTCGGTTATAATATCCTTTGTTGAATTGTCTAAATTTTTCAAATAAAAAATATTTTCCCTTTTCTTTATTGCCCAATTTTTATCTAATGAATTCATAATATACTTCATCTTATAGTATGTTTCTTTCTTAATTGCACTTTTGTCTAAAACATCTATATCTATATTAAATGCTGCGTTCGTGGATGACGATGACGCTGACGATAAACCAACACCAATGACAACGTTAGATGTAGTATCATTTGAATGTTTTTCTAAATTTTTATTTATGTCTAAATTTGTAGGCAAAATCATTATTTTACTTAATAGAGAAAACATTAATCAAATACTAACTTGAAATGAAACATAACCGTGTATTTAAAATATGAAATAATTATTGTATATATTAAATAATTATTACATATATTATATTAAAAAAGTTGTGTATATAACAATATAGCTATACTATATATAAATATATACAAAAATATCCATATTTAATGCCATCATTTAAACATAAAACAAACAAAAAAATAGTAGTCGATAAAAAAAAGGTGATGACATTAGACGGTATGCATCGCGAATTACAAACAGAATTTAAAACGATTGAAGACGAGGTATTGCCAGGGCTTGTTAAAGAAAAAAATAAAATAATGGAATTGCTACATCATAATCAGCATAAAGATGGAAAAGAATATAAACTTGATATAACTAAAGAGATTGAGCTAAAAGATCGACTATATGATATCAAAAATGATATCTCAAAATATAAAGTAAGAATTAAAGAATATTATCTAAATAATAGCCGCTTTATTTTTGATTATTTTGAAAACAAAAAGGAAATCACAAACGGCACTAATCGTACCAAGATTCTAAATGCATTTTATCGTCTAAATGATTCTATTAATGAAAATGAACTAAATCGTGCTAATGAAAATAATGTCCAGAAGTTTTTCTCTAATTTAGACCAGACGTATATCAATGTAAATGATTATATCTTTTCTACAGATATATGTCTCTCTTGTAATAAAGGGGAGATGATTCCCGTTGAACACGAGGGCATAATGGTTTGTAATTTTTGTGCGAAACAGGTGACATGTCTTATTGAAAATGAGAAACCGTCATATAAAGAGCCACCGAAAGAAGCGTGCTTTTATGCTTATAAGCGTATCAATCATTTCAAAGAAATCCTTGCACAGTTTCAGGCGAAAGAAACGACGCAAATCCCCGATGAAGTATTGGAGAGTATTAAACATCAGATGAATAAAGAGCGAATTCCGCTTTCCAAATTTACAAATTCAAAGGCGAAAGAGGTGCTTAAGAAATTAGGATATAATAAATATTACGAACATATTCCGTTTATTAAGGACAAACTGGGTATTAAACCGCCTATAATGACGCCGGAATTGGAGGAGACGCTTTGTAATTTATTTATGGAGATACAGGGACCATATGCGAAATTCTGCCCCGAAGACCGTGTGAATTTTTTGAATTATTATTATACGGTATATAAATTGTGCGAACTGCTTCAAAAAACCGAATTTTTATCCTATTTTCCAATGTTGAAAGATAAAGAAAAGAGGATAGAACAGGATGATATATGGAAGAAAATATGCGAGGAATTGAATTGGGTGTTTATTCCTACACAGTAGTGCGGGTTGGTTGTGGTTGTTGTGGTTGTTCGACCGCTGAGGGACCACTGATAGTATGACGACGCTCTAGTGTATACGGTTCGGGGTTATCATAATCGCGAGTAGTCTTTATAAAAGTTGGATTACCTTCACTGTCATATTTAAATGATGATGGACCATCACGCACTATAGCTTCTAATATTTTTTTCATAAAATCTTTATATTTATCATCATTGTCAAAATCATAACCTTCCCCCCGATCGCTTTGTATATTAAACAACGATGCATATACAAATGCGAGAATATTACCATTTGATGAATCTGTATGTGCTGAAGTATCAAATTTTTCATCGGGGGTTTTTCCATCATAATCTATTCTAAATTCTATCCTCGATTGTTCATTGTCGTTAGAACCACCTACGTAATTGAAGTCCATCTTGGTAGTATTCGTAACGGAATTATCCTGGGCAGCAGCTGCTTGAGCTTTGCGGTCTTGTTCAGCCCTGAGTTGACGCTCAGCGGCATCATCCCAGCTCTTTTCAGCAGCTTTCTCGGCAGCAGCAGCAGCAGCTTCGGTGGCGGCGGCAATTTTAGGATAAGCATTTTTTTGTGTATCATAACTTTCTATGGCAAATTGCATAGTATTAAATGGTATAATATTGATTACAAACTGAATATAAGGCTTCCGCGTGATTCTCCTAAGTGTAATCATATATTTAATTGGTAATTCTAGGTCATTCGGCTTGACCTCTTTTTGTACAGTTACCGCATAATCATCAGTCACGGCCTTGGTGACCCACGCTTGTTTTTTATATCTGAGCATAACATTATTCACCGGAATTGCAACCGGCGCTGTCCATGGATTCGACATAATCGACGCTGTCAACCCGCCCCTTAAACTTCTACAACGTATTCTCTTTTTATTTTTGCGATATGTTTTCTTATATTGTTTGCCACGATGTTTTATACGGCGTGTATGATGTTTTCCAGTGCGTTTCGTATGTCTACCACGCCTTGCCTGTTTACCACGTCTGCTTAATTTCATTATATAACAGTAAAATAATAAAATATTATATGATAACAAATGTCATATAATATATCTAATGTCATATACATTATGAGTTGCTAAAGAGCGACTAAATTTGAACTAATTAAATGCGAAGAGGGGTGGGGAATCCGACGAGGTTAGCACCGATACCGAATCCAGCACCGGTTCTGGCAGAAACGGCTAAACTAGGAACGTATACATCCAAGATGGCAAAGGTAGCGGCAGCAACCAGAGAAATCAATGCAATTTCGTCGAATTTAAGAGAACGAGACGGGATTGAGTAGGCGACAATCGCTACGCAAAGACCCTCGATGATATACTTAATAAAACGCTTAAAAAGCTCACTAAAGTCAAGTGTTCCGTACATTATAAATATAATATAGAAAAAAATATTTTTTTTTGTTGCTAAATATAATTATATAATTATATAATTAATATACTAATATAACAATATTATCAAAAGTACAAATATTGTACAAATATTGTACAATATTTGTACAAATATTATCAAAAAATATTAAAGCGTAAACTAACTTAAAATGAATTGTTAAATATATTTATATAATAATACAAAACAACACAAATGTCCTACCCTAATAAATTGCCCGATGGTGTAACGCCTAAGCATCTCTCAGATGGAAAAGAGAATCCTAAATATGTCGACCTTTTGGAGGAAGATAAGCCAATTGCAGGACAAAAGTTTGTTTGTTTATCGTTTGTGTCTCCAGAGCATATTATAAAACAGAAAGAGCATTTTCTCTTCGAGGAATTTATCAAACAATGGGAATTTAAGAAATCGATGGAGAAGTTCACGCAATTTCTAAACTTTGTTTCATTTAAGTATTCTATTTCATTTGACAAGTTGACCGCCGATTTTCAAGACTTTAATAAGGAAGAGGGAGCTGCTCTTGCTAAGGCATCTACTATTAGCGACGATTATAAGACATTTATTGATAATAACGAGGAAGAATTGGATGAGCGATTTGGCGAACAACATAAATTTCAGACATCGGTGCGTGGTATTAAGGTACGCGGTGTTTTTGCCACACAGGGCGAGGCAGAGCTTCGTTGTAAATTGTTGCGCGAAGTAGATCCCAATCACGATATTTATGTAGGGCAGGTAGGTATGTGGGTTCCGTTTCATCCGGAGGCATACAAAACAGGGCGTGTAGAATATATGGAAGAGACATTGAACTCGCTTATGTCTGATAAAAAGAAGAACGAAGATATGGCGAAACAAGATTTTGATAAACGTGTGCGCGAGGCAAAACAGAAGGCAATTGATGATAATATGAAGAAGGCGGAGGAATCAGGTAACAAACTTACACAAACACTTAACGCAAATGGAGAGCTTGTCGGTGTGGCAAATGTTGCGAACTTTGACGGTCTTGATGAGAGTTCTACTATGAACGATATTAAAAAGAATATGTTTGAGGCGGAAAATGTTGTTTTAGATAAAAATAGTGACCACGGATTGTCGAAACTTACCGGTCATTTTGAGAATTAAATAATCCATTTTTAATTTGCCATTATAGTTTATTATGGTTATTATATGTTATTTGGAAGATAATATATAATATTTAATTAATATATACCCTACGAAAGGTTAATTTAACCTCTTATATTATATGGTCAAGATAAAACCGACAAAAATATTTTCAATAAAATCTTGGAGACTAAATGCATTTTCTAGTCCGTATAAATTTTTCAAATTTATTTTCGCAGTAATAACGATAATATTGTCTATTGTATTAATTTACTTTTTATATAGATGGGTAAAAAAAGCAATCTACATTTATCGTCTTAAAACCGATTTCGATAAATTACAAGCGATTGGAGTAGATGTTAAAAATTACAACATAATATATTTTGATGAAAATAAGAAAAAACATATAATGAATAATGCCGAGGTCATTGGAAAGGAAAACAATCGGTTCAAGAATAAAAATGGAATTGGGTTTGTTCCAGGGAAATATGTCGTTTTAGATATCGATACGAAAGAAGGTATGGATAGTGCTGATTTTTTAATAGATAAGGTCCCTAAAGATACAGTATCGGAAAAAACACCGAATGGCTATCATTATTATTTTGAAAATGATACAGGTAATGATATCGAAACCTATGTACAATTAGTAATTAATGATGTAAAATATTCTGTGGATATATTGGGCAAAAATAGTTTAATAACGATGTCGCCTACAAATATAAACGGCAAGGATTATTATTGGATAAATAGTATATTTACACATACACCTGCAAAATTATCGGAGAATAAATGGTTACTAGAACTGATAAAAGATAATAACCCATTTCGTCGTAAATTTGACAATGTCGATTTAAATTTAAATCTAACGGGAGCTTTTATAATAATTGACAATATAAATATAGAAAGTCAATTTAGATTTGTGTTTAGTTATTTGAAGAAATATTCTAAAAAAATAAAAATACTAGGCGGTGTAATATATAATTATGATAATAATTACTACTATTTTACAAAAACATCGTTTAATAAAATCAAGAAAAAATCATATTTAATGTATGAATTGAAACGCGTTGTTGAATTATTGAAGCCGTCATATATAATAGATTTGTCTATTATATACAGTAATTATTTAAAACCATCTAGCATAATACAAGTTTCATCTGCGATTATTCACAATGATTTCATTAACTATAAAAACATACAATCAATTGAAGATTATATACAAATAAAAACAATCAGCGAAAACACGAAATATTTAACAACGGACACAATCACCATAAATAATTTATCGAATAATAATGTTAAACCTCTGATTGATGATATGTTTGGTAATGGTGGTGGTGGTGGTGGCGACGGCAACGATACGTCAGATGATAACCCAACCAATGTATTATCCACAAAAAATACAAATAAAATATTGCTAGGTTCTGAGAGTATATATTTGACTATGTTTTTGTCTAATCATTTTAATATACCCGCCTTATGTTTAGGTGTTGTGTCTGAGACAGATCCAAGAAAAGGTAAAATACCATCAAAAGAGATTGATAAACTTACGACAATATTTTTCACTTTATTTTAGAGGAAAATGCGCAATGTGTGATGAACGTTGTACCTTTACCATTTATTTTTCTTGACTTGGATTTTCGGTCCTTGTCCTTTACGCTTTACACTACTTGGATCATATTGTTCCTCTTCGTCATCGGAGTGAATATCTTTGGACATTTCCCAGAATTCTTTGGCGCCAAGTTTAAACGGACCGTGTGTTTGCGCTTTATACCAAAAAATCTGGTCGTGTAGTTTATTTGATTTCGCATTATTGTTTATTACGAGACATTCGAAGTTTTCGGTACATTGGTCCATCACTTGGCAGAAACTTTCAAATGTCGGAAACATACCAGCATAATTCTCATATATTCTTTTGCGATTCCCTATATAAGGCTCACGCAATATAAATACATAGTCAATATTGGTTCTTAAATTGGGTGGTATACCGAGTGGATACTGCATAGTGATGACGAGCATAACCTTCCAGTGACGTCCGTTCATAAAAAGGAGACGCATCATCACGTCTTTTGTCCATTTGTTGTCAAAAAGACAATCATCTAATACAACAAATGTTCGAGGGTCGATTGTGCTGCGTTTATATGTTTCAATCTCTTTTTTCATTTGTTTTAATACGGCTTTCTGTCGCTTTAATATATTTTCGATAATTGCGGTATTATAGGCATCGTGAATAAATAGTTTAGGGACGTGTTCTCCGAAAAACCCGTTCCCTGCTTCTGTTCCGGATATAACGGTACCTATAGGAATATCTTGGTGATAATACATTAAATCTTTTACTAAAAAACTTTTACCTGTATCACGACGTCCAATAAGCACAATAACGGGGCCTTTATTTTCATCTGGTCTAAAACTAATCGAACGCATATCAAACTTTGCTAATTCTAATCCGACACTCATTGTTATTACTTGATTTTGATACTTTAATATACTAATATACTAATATAATTTAAAAAATACAATTA